GATTGCCTACAAATGCAATCACCACACCAACTGCTGCGCCAAGCGCAATCACGATACTGAGGAGTGGCAAGATGGCACCGAAATCAGGCATGGTGCCCACTCTCTAGCAAGGTGGCTAATCGATTAGCCACCTCCGCTGATTTGAGCGCCGCCTCTGCTGAGATCGCGCGACTCGCTATCATCGTCTCTTCCATCTTATGAATATAGCGATAGGTCAGGAGAAAGATCAGGAATAAGAGACCCGGTACGGTAATGAGCCAGAAAATGTAAAAGATCATGAGCAGCAGTTGCATTGTCCTCTCCTCTCAAATGCCACTAAACCAGGCAATGCCGGTGCGTGCAGTAGCCTGACCACTGTTAAACGAGAGCGTGTCCCAGGCCGCCATGCTCTCCCCAAAGGCATACGATACCCATTGTGTCTGTACCGTGATTGACCCTCCGCCTGCTGATAAGCCAGTGATGATGTTGAGTGATTGCGCCGCACCAGATGAGGTGAGCGAGCCAGGTGGTGAATTGCCGGTTCCCCACTGACAGCCCGTCGAGTATGCCTGTGGGAGTGCAATCGTTTGCAAAGAGCCACCACCATTGCGAAAGTTGCTGAACAGTACCAGCGTGAATTTCCAACCATTCGTTGAGTTGCCCTGCAAGAACTGGTAGAGCTTGGCCGTGCCAGATGTCGAGCCATTCAGCGTGATTGGCGTCAGGTTGTCAATCCCCTTAATCCAGTTCTCAAGATTATTGCCATAGGCCGCTGACATGCCTGGCGCACCGCCTGGATTGAATGGGCCGGTAGGTGTATAGACCATATATCTCCTATTCCTCGCTCAGGTCGTAAAATCTAGACTCAGTTGAATGCTTTCGGTTGCAAGTTTGCTATGGTTGTATAATCCACGCGCCAGGAGTACGCCTGTATTGGCCGTGGCCGTGGCCCCATTGCCGCCAAACCAGCCAACCTCCTGTATGCCTACTCCAACCGCGTCGGAAGGCGCGATATAGCCATTGAAAATGACTTCCCCTGTTGAGCCGTTCGTGTAAGATGTGACGGCCTTTCTGAACGCTTCCGTGCCGAGCTTCGTGTCACTTGCCGCAGGCGCCGTGTTGCTGGTGCCGAGCGCCACATACACGATCTTCGGATTATCCGCCCCTTCCATGCCATTTCTGAGCAGGTTATGTCCAGCATTGGTATAGGTGTAGGTTATTGTTGGCATGTTACTGCACCTCTCTATCCCGCAAGAATTCCCATGCTACCTTGTTCCAACGGGCATCTGCAAGCGCATTGTGCTCACCTTTACCAGGCGAAGGTAACTGAGGATTGCCGAGAGTATCACACCATTGCTTGATATCCCTGGTGTACATCGGGAAGGCTTTAGGAAGGTCCATCATCGTACCGAAAAGCTGACAGAAAGCAACGTGATCGTATGCAGAGTAGTAGCCCCACAATTCGGGTTTGCCATACAAAAGCGGATCCATGAATGAGAGGATTCTTTCCTTCATTATTTGCCGCGAAAAATACAGTTCCTCTAAATGAGGCAACACATTCTCTTGCACCCATTCACTAGCTTTAGTTGCATCAAACTCTGTTGATTGCATATACAGTTCGCGCCCATCCTCAGCCACAATGCCGATGCTGATAAGATCGATGGTCTTCCCATCCTCAATAAATTCGCAATCATAGAAGTATCTCAAGATGTGTCCTCCTCAACATGGATACAATGTGGTGCTAGGAAACAACGAAGTCGAAGGCAAGGGACAAGCGAATACGGACGCCGCGCCCGTCATCGTCGCTGACAGTGTGAGCGTCCCCGATGCCGAGAGCAGCACACTTTGCCCGGTGCCAATATTGATGCTATTCACCGGCGGTGGTTGCTTTAGCAACGTGCTAAAGAAATTCGTCCAGGTCGTATCATACGGCCCCTGCACCGCCTTGACCGTGTACCAAATATTCAGCCCGTCTTGCTGATCGCTTGCAATCACACTCTCAATTAGCATCTGTGCATTCGCAAAGTTGAACGGCGTATAGTTCACGGTGATTAACTGCCCCGGTGCGTACCCTGCTTGCTTGGTGGCAAACTCGAATATCTGTCCTTGTGTGGCGTAGCGCGTCAGGAGTTGCGACACTTCCGCAAGCCCGCTTGCGAGATCGGTCAGTGTGGTATCTTGCTCCACCTCTTCGATGATGCCAGAGGTGCCATCGATGCCTTTCTGATAGCTGATCTGGCCCGCATTGCTGTCAGTCGCCAGCGTCGGATATTGCCCGGTATACACTACTTTCAACAAGTCAAGCGTTGGGTCCTTGCGTAGCTTTGTACCGGCGCTGTCCTGCGTGATCGCATTGCTTCCCTTGGACCAATAAAAGTCCTTGCCGGTATCGACGCCTGAGATGCCGACGGTCTTCGTTACGTAGCCCGCACCATTCAGGCTGGTGCTGACCGTTGGCACGGTTGCAAGCGGATAGTCCATCACCCAGGCCGTTGTATTGCCGTCGCCTGGCCTGATGTTGGTCTGCGTGGCTGTTTGCGCTACACCGCCGAGAAGGTATTGCGTGTTGCGATAGAGCGGATTGCCAGGCGTTGCCGATGGTAGCACGCCGGAGCGTTGTCCATCGTCTACCGTCGTCCCATCGACTGACGGCCCGATAACCGTTGTGTATGGCACAAAAAATAACTGCTTGTTTTGGTCGATCATCCAATAAAAGGGGATACCGGCGGAACTGGCGGATTTCACCAACGCATCGAGGGCTTGCGCGGCAGTGCAATAGGCAAAGACGGCGCTGGCGATGGTGATGCCTGGGTCTATAATCAGGCCGGTGCCGACGCCCTCGGCGGCCAGGTAGTTCGCCAGGATGTCAGCCACCATGAAGCCTATCGTCTGATTGGTATAGGAGGCTGCCACAATGCGCTTGTCAGCTAAGAAGTGCTGATCGGTGCATTGAATGGCATGCACCAAATACGGTTGGAAGCCCGGCTTTTGCTTTTTGGGAATGGTGATGTAGCCGCTGAAGGCAAGTACCGCATTCTGGTCGAATATCGAGACTTGCTGGTATTGCGCAAAATGCGTGTTGGTATCGGTGAGCACGGTAAAGCTGGCGGTTGCGCGTCTGCCCACAGAGCCTTCAGAGGTGAGCGTCCTGGCGATGACAAACATGGCCTGCCCATTGATGAGCACGGTATAGGTGCCGGTTGGTGGTTGCCCCCAGGTCGGATATTGCGTGATGTAGTTGCCCCAGGTCGTCCAGGCTGGCTCGTAGTCATAGGAGGCGCCATTCCACTTTACCAGGCTCGACTCCCCAGGCGTTGTGCCGTAGTCCAACGTGAAGAAGAAGATTTTTCCTTTAGGGTTGGCACCACCTGCACGCACCGCATCCAGCACCTGCTGGTAGTAGGTGGCCTGCGTCGTGTAGCTTGCTACGTCAGTAGGCACCTGCCAGCCAAACTCGGTGAGGTAAATCGGGATATTCGCATCACCATTGGCAATCGCCACGGTGCGTAGATCGGTCATAGCCTGCCCGATTGTGCTCACCTGATTTGAACCAACGAGCGGCGCCTGGCTATTACTGTAGTAGTGGAAATCGAGGAAATCAAACAGGCCGGTGCCGAGATCGTTATAGAGCGTTTGCAGCGAGGCGGTATAATTCGATACCGGCGTATTTGGGAGTCCTCCGACGTTGATCGGCTGCGTCCACCAGATGCACGGCATGCCGATCATCACGCCTGGATAGGTTGACCTGATAGCCTGTGTCACCGCCAACACAACGGGACTGGCAAAATGGAAGTCACGCGCGGGCTGCCACTTGTTCGCAGATGTGACGGCGCCGCCAGTACCGTACAGGCCAGGATAGAGCGTATTGTTGTAGACGCCTGACCAACCACCGGCGGGGTTGGTGAAGTGAATCGAGAAGTCTTCGTTAAACCCGAATGCATCGATATGCCCATGTCCATGATGGCCGTCGTAGCGCGTAGCGACCGCCGTCGCAAAGCCCGCCATGAGCGTTGGATCAGGCAAAAACCATGGCTCCGTCGTAGCTTTTTGTGAGGTCGTTGTCAGCGCCCAGGTCGGCGCGCCTCTGAGGGTGTATAATATCGAAATTCCCGCGGCGTTACATTGCGAAACGGCGTCGTCTAACGCCCCCCATGAATAGGTGCCTTGCGTGAGTTCAATGCTGCACCAGGAGAGTTGGAAGCGTAACCACGTCATGCCCTTGGACTTCATATCGGCAAAGAGTTGCGACCAGTGCGTATAGTTTGACGCCGCATTGCCGCATCCTGGATTGAGTCCAATCGTCAATCCATACGGGTTGTCAGTGGGAAGCGCACCGCCGCCTGCTATCGAGAGCGTGCCTCTCAGTGTCCCTACGCCGTCAACTTCGCCCGAGAGTGATATACCGCTCGATACGGTAAGTGTGCCCGAAAGTGTACCTACAGCGGCAAGCGTGCCGGTCAGCGCCGTCGAGCGTGAGACGGTTCCTGCAAGTGTGCCGACGCCGTCAACTTCGCCCGAGAGCGCCGCCGGCGTCGGCTGATAGCCTGGTGTGATGATATTGACAGCCGCCAGGCCATCACCTGCCAGGCTACTCTGATTGACCTGTACCGTGTTGCCAGAGACACACGTTGTCGTCAGGATATTGTCCCAGCGGTCGATATAGAGCTTAGTGCCAGCCGGAAATGAGGCCGTAGGGAGCGAGGTAGCCGCCCAGGTAAAATTGGCGATGGTGGTATTGATCGTCTGCCCTGAGAGCACCATCGCCGAGCCAATCAGCGCATAGGTGCCGCCCGTAGGATTATAGATCCATGCGCGACAATACATGTCGCACGTGTAGGAGTTGGCAGAGGTCACATGGCGGAAGGCTGGCGTCCAGTTGCCCGAAATGATGTCCTGCAAGTCAAGCGTCGTGGCATCCAAAAACCAGCCGTGGCCTGTCGGGTTGCACGCGGCATCGGTGATCGCGCCTACATGCCCTAGCCACGCGCCAGACTGCACTTGCGAGCATACCTCGCCAAAGCCTGTGGAGGCATCCACATGCGTCTTCGGCACACCTGCATTCGTGGCAATCGTCGCATTGGCTATCAGTTGATTGGCCGTGCTGATCGTTGCTGAAGCAGAGGAGCTATTTGGATAGAGGGTTAAACTTGTGACCATAATACCCCCCGGACTAGCTTTACAGGCGGAATTATGGTAAAATGGGGGGGTAATAATGTTTTGCCTGAGCGACGTTGGCACGTCCCCAGGCATGACGATAGAATTGGAGGTTCTACCGTATGGACACTATACCCCTGGATACCCCACAAAAGCAATGCTCCAAGTGTAAGCAGTTCTTTCCTGCAACCACAGCATTCTTCAATAAGCACTCTAGAGATGGCTTGCAGCCTCATTGCAAAGCATGCAGAAAAGAAGACAGAAAAATCTATAACGATGCGCACAAAGAAGAGAGCAAGCGATATGCCCAGGCGCATGAGGAAGAGATACGCATATGGCAGAAACACTATCATGAATCTCATAGAGAAAAGATACTTATAAGGAAGAGACACTACCGTGAGGAACATCGGGAACATGATCTTGCAAAGAGCAGGCACTACCACGCGACCCATCGAGAAGAAGCGAACGCGCGAAGAAGACAGCACCGTGAGGCTCATTTGGAAGAAGAGCGAATACGGAGCAGACAATACCAGAGGATGCATCGGGAAGTACTCACTAAGCGGAGCAGGCAGCGATACTATGATCGACATGGACTGCATCTTATGCGGGCTAGAGTCGCCTGGCAGAAACGGCGCGCTCACAAGAAAGATCTCAAGGGAACCCTGACCGCTCAACAAATCCAAGCCAAGCTGAAAGCGCAAAAGCACGCTTGCTATTATTGCTTTGCCAAATTTGAGCAGCGTAAGGATGGAACGTATGTCTATCATCTCGATCACGTGATTCCCATTTCCCGTCCTGAATTCACACCGCGCCACGATGCCAGTTATGTTGTGCTTGCCTGCCCTCACTGCAACCTGAGCAAAAATGACAGGCTTCCTCACGAGTGGCCGCAAGGCGGCAGGCTTTTCTAATATGGCCGCATTGTAAGTATAATCATTCAACTATTAATCAATCTTCGGTGATTATAAGAGTTCCTCCACTGAAGCTAGCCACAACGCCTGAGTTTATTGTTTGCGAAACGATAGTGCTCCAATACAGCAAATTCCCAACCGTTAAGGCGTCGTATACGCCAAACGCTACTATAACGCCCCAATTTGCTGAAGGAGTGGCGTATGTCACCGTGCTGCCATTGCTGATCTGCCCAGGCGCTGACGGCGCGCCACTGATAGCTGAAAAGCCTGTCGTGGTGGTGATAGCCGCGCGCGCGTAACTTCCACCTGACACCTCTACAGCACTAGCCCCGGCGTCGTTGGTTGGTGCCGTTGTAAAGAGCGCCACGTACACCGTTGCAGGCGCTGCGGGAAAGGTCGTCCCCTTGAGCCAGTTGAGCAATGCATTTTCAAGATATTGACTCTTGCCTGCGATGATCGTTCTCCTTTCTTAAAAGCCACGTGCGCCCGTGGCGTTGCGAATAGCGTTCGTGATGTAGGGCATCTGCGCCTGTGTCAAACGCTGTCCGTCCAGGTAGATAGCAGGCGGTTGCACGATGATGGTTGGCCCTGCAGCGCCCGCTCTACTAGGGGCGGCCATTGCTGGCCCATGCCCTGACAGCGTGTTCCCGACTGGCACCATCAAGGTATTGAGCGCGGCTTGCATGTCGGGCAGAGCCGCAGCAAGCCCCTGCGTGTACATCTTCATGAGGTTGGGCGCCCAGGTATCAGCATCCTTGCCCGGGCCTTTTTCGGCCGGGCTATGAAACCCTAGAATACTGGCCACATTGCCCATGATATTGCTGACAGCATCACCCACCGCCGAAAACATAGAGCCGATGCCATTGATAAAGCCCTGGATCAGATTGATCCCCCATTGAACAGCTTTACTCGGCCACCCTGACACGAAACCAACTATCCAATTCCAGGCATCCGTGATTTTCTGGTGGATGGCCGTCCCGAGGCCATCAAATGTTCCACCTACCGCATTTTTGAAGTCAGTGATTCTATCGTGAATCCAGGTGAGCCGGTCGTGAATGAAGGTGCCGATCGCACTGAAGATCGACCCGATCTGGTTCTTCGTGTCGTTGAAGAACTTTACCAGCAAATCAACAAATGCCTTGACGTATTTGTTGTGATCGTAAATCCAGATGAGTTTGTCATGGATGAAGGTGCCGATCGCATTGAATATATTGCCTACCAGATTTTTGAAATTCGTGATAGTCGTCCCGATCGCGCTAAAAGCGGCGCCAGTAAACGATACCAGCCATGCGAAACCCTGAATGAGCAGCGCAATAGCCTTCACAACAAGCGCAACCGCCGCGACCAGAATAACAAGAGCCGCGACCACGATGCCAAGAATCACAAGACCAACCACTTTCAGCACGGGCAAAATCGTTTGGAACAATCCCCACAACATCTGAAGAGCGGGCAACAGCGTATTTTTCCAGGTTTGCACGAGTTGTTCCCACGCTGGCTTAAATGTGCTCACAAGAAAGCTGCCAACTTGCTGTAACGCAGGGAGAATAGTTGATTGAAAAAACGCTCCGAGACGTTGCATGGTCGGCATGAAATTGGCTTGAAGAAGTGACCATAGCGTTCTAAAGCCTGTCACAAGATTGTCGATGAACGCCTTAAAGCCTGCATTGGTCGAGTAGAAATGCATGAAGATGGCGACCAGGCCGGCCACTGCCGCGCCGATGGCGAGTACCGGCCACGTGGCGGCAATCATGCCAGCGGCAAAAGCCCAGATGGCAGGCACAAGCACGGTTGCAATGACGGCGCCCAAGCCCGCCAGGATGGGGATGAGGACATTGGCGTGCGCTGAGAAATCGGTGAAGTATGAGACGATTTGCGGAACGACCGCAACGATCTTCCCGAGGGCGGGTAGCAGCAGCATACCAAGCCCGATAGCCGCCGCCGCTACCGATGCCCTGGCCTTGTCCATGATTACATTGAAGTTGGTTTGCGCGAGCGTCCATCCCTCGACATTGCCTGAACCTGCTTTCATCGAGTCTGCAACGGCTTTTGCATTGTCCTTGAACTGCTTCATGTGGTCGCCGGTGAGTGCCAAAAAGGTCGAGAGGCTGCGTTGCCCGCCGACCATATCAGAAATCGCTCGGTCAAACGGCACTGAACCCTCCGGCCCGGCGCGCCTTGCAGCATCATAGATCATCTGCAACGCACCAGGCAGACTCACCTTCATCTCTTCGGCCACCTTGACGCTATCGAGGCCCATCGCTGCCATCGCATCTTTAGTCTTATTCGTCGGGACTTCGAGCGCCTGCATCATGAAGCGCAGCCCAGTAGCGGCGCGTGCCGCCGGAATCATTGCATTAGTTTGGGTACTCATGGCCGCCGCGAGATCAGAGAAGGAGATGCCGAGCGCATGGGCGACCGGGTCGATTGGCCCCATAGCTACCGAGAGGTCTTGCAGCGTGATTTTACCGCGCGACACGGCCGTGATCAGGCCGTTCATGTAGTTCGACGCCCCGAACACCTTCGTGCCATAATTGGTCATGACGCCCGAAAGCGTGTTCGCTACATCGGTGACTTCGGCTTGCTCGATCACCGCGCCCTTGGCGGCGGCGGCGAGCGTGGCGTAGGCTTGTGCCCCCCTTTGGTTACTACTGAGGATTTCGTACATGGCTGCCGTGAGTTTTGGCGTGAGGATGCCCGTATCGGTGGAGACCTTGAGGATACCGGAGGAGAGCGAGGCGAAACTGTCCTGGGTATCACCCGCGCCGGTGCGCAGGCGATTGACCGCTTGCTGGAAATCCGCCGCCATCTCAGCGGATTTGACCCCCACGGCAACGAGGCCCGCCACGAGCAACCCCGAACCGATCACGGCGAGCGAGCGGAAACGCGCTTCCGTTGCGTCGGCGGCGCTGCCCATGCCTAACAACTGACCCTGAGCGGCGGCAGCGCCCTCGACAGATACCCTTGCAATGAGGCTGGAAGCCATTATCATGTAGTCACTTCTTCCTGTTCGCTAGGTCCTCTTGCGCCTCTGCTTCCGCTGACATGTAATCGAGCGCCTTGTATATCCACCACATCCCCACATCGGGGATGGTTGGCACTGGTATCCCCAACCATTTAGCCGCAGACATGAGCACATAATCCTCTGGCGGCTCGCCGTACTTGCCCTCTGTCGCTAACCATCGCCTCAGTGCGCGCCGTTCATCTGAGGCGCCATCGTTTCCGGGCGGATATCACTCATGATGGCGTTGATCACATCTAATCGGAAGCCCACCGGCAGTTCTGCCAGCCGTTTCGGGTCAAGCGGGAACATCACCGTCTGCTCGTCATCCTCGAAGATATCCCAGGACTTGATTAGATGGGCAAGTATCTCATTGAAGCCAGCGAAGCCTGCCACGATGCTACTTTCATCCATCGTGGCGAAACTCTGCATCTGCGCGATTGCCTTCTCGGTGACGCGGCCAGGATAGTACACGACCGTGACGGTCTCCTCGTCCACGTGGAGCGTCACGGAGGCGGTGTTCTTGGCAATTTGCGAAAGTGTTAAGGGCATCTCTATTCCTTTGTGCTATACTCGCTACGAGACTTCAAGTGTTGAGACGGGGTCAACTATGTACACATGGTCTCTTAGCATCCGTCTATAAGGCTGTTAATAATGTGGTAACCAGGAACTTATGTGCAGCGTTCCAACCCGCATCTTCCACAACCACAAACTCGTAGTTCTCCGCATACACGCCGTCCTTGTCCTCGAATGGATTGGGCTTCTGCACCTTTACGGCGAGCTGGTGTTCAAACCCTGCATACACCTGCGTTTGCGTAACAACAATCGTCGGTGTGCCACCTGATAAGCTGACATTGGTTGCCGTCATGGCCGTGGTATCGGTTGCGAGTAAGCCGGTGAAGGTGAAGATATAGGGTCCACCAGCAGGGCCCGTGACCGTACAGGCGGAACCGACCGTAGAGAGCAATTGGAATGCGGTATTGACGGTCGCGGCGGTAAGCCCGACCGCATAGGTGATGTTGGCGGTCGTTTGGCCTTTATACGAGAGCGTAAAGTTACCACCTGTGGCACCGCCACCGATGGTCAACGTCTGGTTGTTGTCAATCGGCAAGCCCTGGCCTTTGATGTCCAGGAACACCGTTTGCCCTGCTTGCAGGTAGGAGAGCGGCGTCAACCCGACGGCATTGGCTTGCATCATGAGCTTGATCGTGCAGTTTGGGTCAAGCTCAACGTGCGACGAAAAGCCAAGATTGGCACGGTTGAACGGGAAGTACATCCCGTACAGGTTGCCGAAGTTGAAATCAATATCAAGCACGTCCAGGAGTTGCGTTGTGCCGAGCGCACCGAAGGTCGGGTCCAGGTAGAAATTGAAGTGCTTGCCTGCCGATGGCTGCAAGGCTACGGCTGTTGGGCTGCTCGTCATGGTGATAGCCCGTTGCAACTGCTGAGCAAATATCTTGCCTGCGATGGTCATGCCGGTTTTGCGATTGCCCTTGTAGCCAAGTTCGCTAATCAGGCCGTAGTTGACCTTGTGGTTATAGATCGCGTTGCCAGAGCTATTGTTCTCGCCTTGCTCAATCGTAAAGGTTTGCGGTGGCACTGAGCCGGTGAGCGGTGGAACAAATGTCCAGAGTTTTGCGGTGGATGAGTTGCCTGCCGCGACGATGGAGGTAGCAGCGCCAGCCACACCAGAGAGCGCGTACACGATGCCGTTATAGTCGAGCACGCCGTCAAGCGTACCCTCGACCCACTCCGAGTTTTCAATCGCGATGGATGCATATTTGCGACCCGTTGACGTATAGGGCGCGACATCAGCCATCGGGCCGAGCTTGATACCAAAGCATTGCAAGAGCTTGTTGGCTGCTACATTCGTGCCAGGTATGCTCTCAAGACCGAATTGAGTGGTCTGGTTAACTGTGGCGCGGTTAGCCATGGCGTTCTCCTCCTATCCTTCCGCTTTTACGCGGGGTAAAAAGAATGTATAATTTAGCATTTTCACTTCCTAGTTCCCATGTAGCGCAATCCTGTATAATCCACCGAGATGCGAAAATGGTTGGGCATTCACCAACTCGCCATAGGCAATCGTCTGTTCTCTGTAACAGGACACCACAGCTCCCGATGGGAGGCCAATAGGCCCCACCCGACCGAATAAAGCATCGATACGATCAGCCCCGGCAACAAGCGCCGCATAGTTGCCACCCGACCCACTTGGGCCAATCATTTTGATTTGCAAAAGAATGTCTGTCCAGATCCGCACCGCGTTCACGGTCAAGATATCCGTTGCTGCCTGCTGAGCAACTAGCGCAAATGGTACAAGTGTGTCTACTGGCGCAAATTCCCGATAGACGCCACCTGTGGCCGCTGCCATCAAGGGTGCATCCCCTTGCATGGTGGTAGCTATCCATGCCAGCGCCATGGCTGTCTCACTCATCCGATGACCCCCACAAGGTGGCTTTCAATGCTTGCTAGTTTCGCATCAAAGCCTGGTTGTGTCTGCGCAATGCCTGGCTCCACAAATGGACGGGCAGGCAGGTAACGCGTGCCGTAGTTCTGAAAAATCCAGTAGTACATGGCACTGGTGATATCTTTGGTCTGCTCATCGGGGCCATCCTCTTTCGCAATGCCGTTCAGCATATTGCCCGTATCCACCTGCCCATTGGAGACGATGAAGCCCTTGATGTTGCTCACAGCCTCGTCGGCTGTTTCATCGACAACCTGAGCAATCGCTTGAGGCAAGGCGTTGGCAATTGCTGCGAAATGATTATAGGACATAGCGCACCCCCATAAAGCTAGACGGGAAGCGGCTTGGTGTGGTATAATGCGGGGGAGTTGAGGCTGTTTGTACCAGCCCCAACCATACACCTACCAATCTGTTAAGGAGATTATGTAGATGCCCTATCATTCTACCCCAAGCAAAAGTAACCTCACTAAGCGCCTTTGGTGTAAGGTTGACCGATCTAACCCCAATGCATGCTGGACCTGGATAGGTGCTACGACAATACGCGGATATGGATTGATGGGAACTATTGGTAGTTCTCGTCTTGTTCATCGCATATCCTATGAACTTGTCTATGGCCCAATCCCTGATGGCTTGCAAGTATGTCACCATTGTGACAATCGCTTGTGTGTTCGTCCCGATCACCTGTTTCTTGGAACTCCCAAAGAGAATACCCTTGATGCAGTGCAGAAAGGCCGTATGGCTCATGGTGAACGCCATTATCGTGCTCGTCTTACTGATGCCCAGGTATGTGAAATCCGAGCGAGATATATTCCTGTACGTGGCATGATTGCCCAACTCAGTAGAGAGTATGGTGTTTCCCACCAAACCATGTCTAATATCGTTCATTGCGAACGACGAAAACAGTCTTGACTCTTCCATGCTCTCACCTCTCTACCTCACCGTGCCCGTTGGTTGCCACTCTTGCAGGTACAGGACGATATCAGTGTTCGCCTCGTCGTAGTTGCTCGCTTCCGTGATGCGGTAGATGTGATTGCCATAGACCAGCCGCATGTTTGAGCGAATGTTGACGCCTTTCCGCCAGCGCAGGTATGCCCTGGAGCCGACGCCTTGAAAGTCTTGCCCCGCCATAGTCTTCTCGTAGGGACTCCACGTTTTGAACGTCACAGGCACATTCGACAAGCCTGGCACATCTGCCCATGTCCCGCTATCGGTAAAGCCTTGCGCCGTATTCCCGCCGGTGAGTTGCTGGATATGCACAATGGCCTTGCGGCCTGATGCATGGCTTGAAACGATCTTTCGACTTGCTATACCAGGCATCAGAGCACCCACGACTTTCTACCCAGGAAGATGTTTCTGAGTTCATTCGATTTATCCTCGCCTATGCGGTTCTCATACTTCCATGCAATATATTGCAAGAGCATCAATTTCAACTCCGGTGGCAAGGTCGAATACCCGCAAGTATAGGTCAGCCTGTACTGATAGGCCGGAGGCGGATATTGCAGGTACACCACGCCCGGCGTCGGCAAGGTGTCAACGACATAATTGGCGATACCGCTCACCGATTGCGGCCACGTCTGCCACGCTGCAAACGCGGTGATCCTGTACTCAAACAAGCTCACTGCTGTTAAAGGCGGCATCGGCATAGGCAACACGAACGGCGCCGGTGACCACGGGTTGGCTCCAAGTGACTCGTTGTACTGGTAAAAGTCTTGATCGTAGAGCAGCTTCGCACCCGAGAGATTATTCCCTGAGATCTGAGGCATGGTCCACATCGCTTGAATGGTCTGTGGCGCGAACGCTTTGCCGGTCATGCGCTCCGCATCGGCGCGACACTGCTGGATCAGGAACAGTAGCACCGCATCATCGTCGGTAAAGTCCACACGCAGGTAGGAACCTGTGCTTGTCGATCTGAGATCAGACAAAGATACAGGCTCTACCGTTGGCGGGACCGTGACTTGCCAGTCCAGTTTCAAGCTATCGGTCATGTGCTATACTCTCCTTGAGCCGGTGCAAGCGGAGCGCTTCGGATTGCGCACTGGGAGATACCAGCGGAATCGGGTTCGACTCCCGTCGACTTGCTCTAAAGGTCTTTGCAGTGTGACCTTGCCGGGAGAGACGGTGATGCGCACACCGAACACTGCACTCATACACGTGCGCCTGTCTTGAGCCTGATATCGTGCGTTAAGAGTTTCAACAACTCTTCCAGCACTTTCGGTTCGCTCAAGATTTTCAGCAGCTCATTTCGCAGCACTTCCCTACTGGTTTCCGTCATTTCAGCATTGATTTTGACGGTCACCTCTCCAAGATTTGCCATGCGATCCGCCTCCTATGCAGCCGGGAAGATGTTCGGCGCGAACAGATGCCCCAGGAGCGCATACGCCGCGCCCGTTGCGCCTGACTCGGTTGTGACGACCTGTACGTAGCGTTTGCGACCGATATAATCGATGCGCTGCACCGTAGTGGTCGCAGCCGTGATTGAGACAAACGTCGATGCCGTCCCATACACGCCAACCTCAGGATTAGGCATCAAGTCAGCCGCTACAACCGCCGTCCATGTCGAGTTGTCATCCGACTCGTTGATCGCAAAGCTGTGCGAGCCGTCAGTCCAGAGGCCAGGACACAGTTCAAGCGTCAACGCCGCATAGCCGCCGTTGCGGTAACGGTCAAAACTGGCAGTGGTTTGCGTGGTTTTGTAGACCGCCGCGACAAGCCCCTGGATAGTCCAGAAGTACCTGGACGGGTTTTTTCCAGTTGGTCCAACAAAGCTCATCTATTTATCCTCCTCACGTTTGTGGTGTTCTGGCGGCAAGCCATTTGCTTCCAGGTCTTCAAGCCCGACATGCACCACCTGGCCGCAGACCTTGCAGGTGTATTCGTGGTACGTGGTTCCCTCGACATCGGGAAGCATCTCAAGCTCGCCGGTGCAATTCCCTGCTACGGACGGTTGTGCCTGTGCTGCCCGTTTGCGACTTCGAGATGGAGCGGGCGCCGCTTCCTCAATAGGAGCCGCTTCCGGTGCTGCCTCTTCAACTGACAACCCATTTGCATCTAACATGGATGTGTTTCCTCTCTATGTGGACTAGATCATCTTCAGGACTGAAATCGCCTCGGGGAGCACTACCTTGCCGCCTACACGTTGACGCGCCAGGAAAGCCACCTGATTCTGAATGGCGAACAATTCTTTGAGCGTCTGGAACGTGAGTCCTACGCGATCAACGATCTGATAACCCTGCGCGATATCACCGAAGATCACAGGGAATTGACCTGCTCCAAATGCTGGGAAGGTACCGCTCTGGTTCGGCATGTCAGGCATTTCTACGATAGGCCGACCGAATAACGTTTCCCTAAACTCGTCTCCAAACACAGTCCATAAGGGGCGTGTCGTAGTATCTGCAAACAGCCGGCATATCCCGATGGTGGAGTTGCTCATGAGCCATGTGCCTGTGGCACGATAGCCCGATTTGCCAACGTGCATGAGGGAGATGATGTCGGATGGTAGGAGCAGGTGCGATGCGCTGGTGCCGAGCAATCCATTCATGCCACCGTAGTTTGAGAGCGCCGCCACCGTGAGGATGCCTTCAGGCCGTGCTACGCCATTCCCGTTGATAAAGGCCGTGCCTTCCTTCTGAGCAAATTGACGGGTGAGGCGCTTCAGGATGTAGCCCTCCACATCGAAGACGCTGTCCTCAAGGTTCTGCTTAGAGAGTTTGAGATAGCCATTCAGTTCTCTCGCGTAAATCTCGATCATGCCCAGGTTCGGGTCAGGGCTGGCCTGGAATCCTGTCTGCTCGTCAGACCAGAAGATATTCGTATCTGTGGCCCCCTCGCTCGGTATGAGTAACTTCTCACCGCCGATGGTGGCCGTGTCGGCATATTGGCGTAGGGGGGAGATTAAGAACAGCTTTTGGATAAACTTGTCCGAAAGGTCAGTTCCAGCAAAGAAGCCACCCAAATCGGCTGCGGCGCTCACCATAACTTTTTGCTCAGGGGTGTACATATCCCAGTTCATGTGGTTGAAATCGATATAGGAGCGCTCTTCCATCGTGAGCGCTTGCACATCGCCGCCCTTGCGCATCCATTTTTCCAGCGCTTTCGTTGCCAGCGGCTTGTACGAACTAGCATTGGAGCCACGATAGCCGTTCGTGGGAGGCGGGCGTTGTGCGGCAAGCTGCATCTCTTTTTGTTCAGCTACCAGCTTACGGTATTCTTTGATCTCGCTGCTGATCTTGTCGTTGATCTTGTTCAGTTCAGCCCTGGCCTCAGCCGCAACCGGTCCGCCCTGGCTGATCTTCGTTTCGGTCTTGCTTTGCCGATCTTCGATGGTGCGGACTCTTTCGTCCAAGTGGCGATTTAATTTGTGAATTTCTTCTACAAGGTTTTTTACTTCCTCATTCACAAGAAAAGCCTCCTTCTGTGGTGTTCAGAAGGAGGCTTTTCTGTTTGCTATCTCACCTTCTGAACATAGTTTTTTCTATGCCAGAAGGGTAGACATTCAGCGCCTTCTCAGCGTTGTATTCGGTTGTTATGGTCACAGGGCGATGAGGCCGCGCCTGTCGTTATTGGTAGTATAACATAAAACTATTCAGCTTGTAAGTACTCATCTCCAAACCTTACCCTGGTACTTTATCGGGAAAGAGTTCATAGCTAGCCTGTCTATTTCCTCCCTGCAAACATGACATTTTTGAAAGCCAGGCGAATGACCGCCACTCATATGCACGCTACCGATAGTATAAGCACAGATTGCACAGAGTGGCCTTTTGCAAAGAAGGCATTTACCCGCGCAGAGATGATTACAATCAACACAGCGCTTCAAGAACCACATATTTTCTACCAGTCCTTGCCTCGTCTCATAACTACCTCCATAACCTGATACTCGTCCAAGCAATCAATTCTGTCTTTTGACTGGAAATATTCTAAGATTTCCATGCGAGAGGTATCAAGTATCTTTACCTCTACACTGACTACATTGATACTGCTAGGCGGGGGCACATCATGCAGATCAATATCAGCTTGTATAAATGCGCTCGCACCCAACTTAGGCAGTTGAGGGAAACGAAAGCATGTAGTGGTCATACGCTTTGCTATCTCAGGATGAACGACAATTAACGCCGGAGGTTTGCCGCGTTCCCGATTGTAGTCTTGCGCTGCTGCAAGCACTTTAGCATCTATCTCATTCATCCAGTCCTCGTCACTTCAGCCAGTAAAGCGGCATATCCTTCAGGATCAACCTCTTGTAGCCATGCATCAAGATGCGCCTTGATGATATCCATATGCTGCTTGTAGAGCCGCCTCGCCTCATCGTCCATCGCGTCAAGTGCTTCGAAGGTACGAGGCTTGTGTATCTCTAGCCAGGCTCTCGCCTGCTGGACTTCTTCATTGTTAGGCATGGTTACATACCTCTGATATAGGCATTTTGTGCATCCTCATACTCATCTTTGACATACGGCGCAGGTTCCCAAACATTCGTTGCAGGAATATAACGCCCAATCGGTTGATAGCCATAGATCGGTGTCCCATCGTTGGCAAAACGATATGGACGATCTGCTTCAATCACTGGCTCTTGACGGAAAAGCCACTTGAGAAAATACCAGAGATAATCAAATAAGCCTGGTTGAGAGGTGGCATACGCCCATCCAATGAGGTTTCTATCAAGGGGAAAACGTTCCCCCGCTTCACGTTGACGATGACACTCCTGCTCGTTCGCATCGTAGCACGCTTGACAACGATCATCGAAGTCCTCTCGTTTCATTTCGTGGCACTGCAAGCACTTACGTAAAGGAAGTTCCTTACCCTTTTGTAGCTGCGTACCCCAACTAGGGTCATACGGTTCTCCTGTGTATTCTGAGATAATCTCTGCCATGTTTTCTCCTTTGAAAACAGTATAACACAGTTACAAGGCCCGATTCGCGTTGTCCGCGGACAACAGCAATGTTAAATCATGCAGTACGCTATGCACATCCTCGACAACCTCGTCCTTTTGCTCAGGTGGCTTCTCGTCTTGTTTCTGCTCAGGTGTCGGGTCGTCCGCAGATGAATACAACGGGGTGCCTGCAATAGTGTTCTGCCGCTGTGCTGCTGACTTGAGTACATCTTTCATCACTTTGACATGCCCATCAATACCCTCTGCCGCTTTGGTCAGTTTCGCATGATTGGCCGCTGAGATCATCCGACCCTCTTTGGTGTCTTTCGTCTCAGGATTGTCGTCAGCACTCATATACATGGGATTGGGCGCAGTGTCATCGTCATCGGGCTGTAGGTACCCGGTCATGTCCAGCTCGACGCCACGCTGCACATAGGCGATCAGGGCCGCGCTGAATTGCTTCACGGCTGTCTGCACATCCTCGACAGGTGTGTCACCTGTTTGGAAGGCAACAATAATTTCGTTACGCAAGGGATACCAGAGGTTCCACAAGTCTGATACCCAATCCATTTGGGTTGTCGCCGCGTAACTTGCAGCGTAGTCTTTGGTGATTGCAGGATACTCCTGCTTTGTCAATAGTTTGCCTGGCATGTAAAAATTCCTCCTACCGTTCTTCACGGTATCGACTTGCGCTAAATCGTTCATGGGGAACACCACGGCTGAGCCTTCCATCACGGCGACTTCTAAGAGATTGCGAATAGGGCGGCCATCCTCCTTGACCCAATCAACTTGAATGGCTTTATAGCCCATGCTCTGCTTGCTTAATGTTTTCTTTTTAAAGCTGCTATATATTTTCTGGCCTGTCTCAATATCCAAATTAAGTTGAGCCTTGATATATAATCCTTTCTTTGTTTCATCAGCTTCAAAGATGCCGCCGGGTGGCACGTCGGAACTGTAATCGTGGTTCCAGAGATAGGGCCACAGAAAATCTAAGTCCTGTCGAGATTTTCTCGCATAGCTATCCTTGAGCGTCTGCTGAAAAGCACCCTTCATCGTCCTATCATCGCCATAGTCGATATTCCCGATGTAGTTTAGATAGCCCTCGATAATGCCCTGCGCGTCGTTGGTGGCTTTGATCTCACCACCACCGAGGAGATGCTTCACTTCGCGTTCAACCTTTGCTAGTCTTGGCATGGCTCACCAGTCCTTCCAACTTGCATGCTCTTCAGGCACTACTTCTTTGGGTTCTCTGGCTGCGGTTTGCTTATTTGCCCAGTCTCCAAGGCACTCCACAGAGCAGAACATCAAGGGTTCCTTGCCTTGCTTGCCATGACTCACAAAGAACCAATCGGTTGGTAGTACCTCTCCCATGCTTAGCCTCATAAAATCAGGGGCATCAAGCAGGTGCTCTTTGCAGCAGGCATCACAACGAAATCCGTTTATTCTCATGACTTCACCCTCTCTTTTTTCTCGTACTGCTTGTAGGCGTCCTGTGATGGCGGCACTTCCTTGCAGAGCTTGATAATGGCTTCGAGTCCACTACGGGCATCACATTTACCAGGATCGTCATTGATGTAAATGGCGACTTTCAATTCGTCATCCAATGCCTTTTGCGCGATGGCAAGTATCTGCTGTGCTAATTCTTGCGCTGTCATTGATTCACCTCATTCTTCTCAGCCAGATAGACCCCATACTTTGCTCCATAGGCTTCCATTTGTTCACGGTCGAGACTGACACTTAGAAGTCCATGCTCAAAGAGATATTTGAATATGGCATTTACCTGATCGAGATATCCCTGCTGTTGCCATTCGCCTATATCATCCCACTCTATTTCATCGGCATTCTTATCGCCCTCATACTTTGCCCATGCCTGAAAGAGCACCAGGGCCATCTCTTCATTCTTTCTCATCTCTTTACCCTCAACGTATGCTTTGATCTCCGCTTTTTGCTCATCGCTAAACCTGACACCACTATGAAGAATACGAGGTAGTATCTCATTCAACGCTTAGCCCTCAACTCAGGATAAAGAACATACCCCAATAATACCAATCCAATACATCCTGTAAGCATGGTCATCATAGTAGCGATAGATGGCTGTATTATAAAAGGCAAGATAAAAGATATACCGATGAGTATGGTTGCAAGCCACAAGAGAAAATCCTTCATCGCTTTGCCTCAACAATTCGACTAAAGTGGATGAGTATCGTTCCACTTCCCTCTGACATAAAATTCTTCCTTCTGCGCTGGCTCTTCTAACTCTATATCAAAGATCATGGTGATGAAAATTTGATCGTCAGAGCGAAAGACAGGTACAGCAGCATGCAGTTGCACATCAACCACCATCGGGCGCTCACGCCATTGGTCGAGTCCGCGCTTGATCGTGTCATCTATCGCCATTTCGGTAGGAACATCAGAGATGACCCGTAGTGTAAGATATTTTCTGACGACAGTCTTCAAGGCTGCTTTCCTCTCTAGCATTTCGTTTACTTGTTTCAGATACGTTGCTCTCAGATTATCTTGCACTTTACGCGGTGTAGCTAACTCTGATGCCCATTCCAAAAATGACGGATCGTCTTCATTCATCGCTTCACCTCAGTTGTTCTCGGCTCTGGCAATGCTTTCACGTCCTCATCAATCACGATAGCAGTAGAATCAACGATAGTTGGCGGCTGTCCACATTCAACTGGCGATTGTCCATATGCATAGAATGGAGCATCATACCAGAGATCACCCACTATAACTGGCCTCATCTGCTTTGCCTGCTCGACTAAGCGTGCTCCTTCTCTTACGAGAGCTTCATGTATCATCTCACGTAATCTCTCATTATTCATCGCTCACCCCTCAATTGTTCTTGCTCTGTCTCACCAGTTGGATGACGGCCAATTCCTGCTGTTTCGCTGCGATGGACTCACGCACGATCTCTTGCATGAGTTCAGGATGCGCTTGCAGGTACGCCCGTATCAGTTGCGCCATCGTCTCGTTGTCGATGCCAAGATTGACCGGGAACGAGAGGATAATGCCTTGCGGCGTGATCTGCATATTCAAGCCAATTGGCGGCGGCGTGACTGGCTCTACTATGGTTCCATTCTCTTCACTTATTGCCATTTCATCTGCCCTTTCAACTGCTGGAGCACATCGTCCTCGCCAGTGACGTTCACTCGTTGATCATACATCACCAGATAATCATGTCCCTCTTCATCTTTCAGTAGTCGCATTTTGCGTTTGACAGGTGACACTTCAACATCCCACTGCTTGATGCGCTCAAGATACCAATCGAAATGCTTCTCTAGTTCGTTCTGAAACCCTACCTGAAACCGTGGCGGTAACGTAGCAGACCAGCACTGCATATAGGCGAACACCTCTTCACTCATCTCTTAGCCCTCAACAATGCTCGATACTGCTCTCTGGTCACCGCCAGTTGCGGAAACGTGCTGACGTACTTCTTCAATGCCTCGCTGGTATCATCCTCGTCTTCTTCGCCTTTTCTGTCAAGCTCAACGTCCTGACTCTCCAGACTCTTCTGTGGTGGAGGCGGATTGTCTGTGCTCGTATCAGTCGTATCGTTTGGCACTTCCGTTACCGTCGTTTGATCTGGCGATGGCAGCATTGGCGGTGGAGGCGGCGGATTGATCGTCTTGCCTGTCAGCGCTGCAATGTAGTCGTCCAGGTCTTCCACATGCACCGGGACGCTATTGATAATCACGAAATCCTTGACGGGCAGCTTTGGCCTGCCCTGGATTTCGCGCGCCTCAAGAAAGGTTGCCGTACTTGCGGTAAATTCTGCTGTCGCGCGATCTGAGGCTTGCCCTTTGGCTTGCTGTAGCCTCGTCTGGATGGCTTCCACATCCTCTTGATCGTAGCCCAGGTAGCCACCGTAACGCGGCGTGAGCCACATGTTGAGACTATCCTCATACATATCCAGGATCGGAAAATCAATCTCAGTGTAGAGCGCATACCGCGCCTCTTCCTGATTGCTGTATGTCGAGTCTGCTAATCCCAACAAGAACAGTGGGAAGTTGAAGAAGATACCGGCAATATCACGGTCGCTTTTTGTATCGCTCTCAAGCCAGTCAAGCTCGTAGGGTGACATGCTCATGCTCTGCCACTTCACACCACCATGCAAGATAGCCGTTTCACCAGCGTTTCGGGGCCCTGCAAACTTCTTGCGTATCTCCTCTTTCAAGCCCTTGTACTCAGTATCGCCGAGCAGTGCATCAGTCACCCACGCGCCACCTGGCCGTGCCATGTTGGAGAGCAGGCCCAGGTTCCACTTTTGCCCGGCTTTCTGGATATCTACGAGCATAGCCGCCACTTCTACGGGTGACATGCCATACACATCATCGTTCCCTGCAAATAATTTGTTGTGCATGATGAATGGATCCGCGTAGCGCCTGGGCGGTGAGAAGTTGCCAAACTCGTAGTAGAGCGGCCCGTTCTCATCGACCTTGATCTTGGTGAGATCGGGTCTGAGGTTGTACAGCTCGTCAAACTTGCCTGCGGGGTTCATATTCGCATTGATGCCAAGCAAGTAGTTATTGCCAGTCAGACAGTAGTAGGCAATCATGGCCTCGCGGAAGGCAGTTCCAGAGACCTTAGGCGAGGGGTTGTTCCAGAGTTGCAGCAGTTCAGAGTTGGGCATCTCGCGTTTCTTCGTCTGGTCGGTGTAATGCTTCCACTTGATACCAGCTCCGGCGCGCGCGATATGCCCTACCACGCGGAAGACGGTCTTTGACGAGCGGTAGCCCTCTTGAATGTAGGCCCTCATGTTCCTTGGCATCGTGGCAGGGGCGGCAACGCCTTGCTGAGCGACCACGACAGCGATGTTGGGGTCGGCCTTTTCGGTGTATTGGCGTTGAGAGCGGTTACGCCGTCTAGTCATATGCTATACTACCTCCGTGATGTAGAGGGCTTGTCCGTATGAAGGGCATCATCCCGTAACGGTAAAGCAAGACCGTCGCTGAGTTGGGTGAAACTTTGCTAGTATCAAAGCAGAATGCAACTGTCGGGCAAGACGTAACATGAGGCGTCGCTCCACGTCTATCTGCATCACAGCCAAATCTACTCATATATCACCCATTCCCGTTCTCTGGCGTCACGATTGGTGTTGCCGGATGAGTTGGCGTGACGGTTGGTAGTGCTCGTGTCGGTGTCACAGTTGGTGTCGGGTTCGAGTGAGATGGTCTCGAGACGTATAGGATACCGACAGCCAGCAGGAGCAGGAGCACCAGCAGCACAAGGGCAATGATCAGATGTCTTTTCATATGCTCACCTCCCACAATGAGAGCGGTTGCACTGTTTGGCGTGGCGTATCAATGGCGCGTGCGATGCGCCCGAACTTTGAGAAGACTTCGATGAAACGCTGCTCATTCGTGCCAAGATACGTTAAGGTTGTACCGAACAGATGACACTTTCTGATGCCTTGAGGATGCATGAACCTGATTTCATGGTCTACAAAGCAGATAGGATATTCCCATAACAAGCTAAACCAGGGAGCTTCAATGTTCGTAGTAGCCAAGAGTACAGCCTGCTTGATATCGCCATACTTGTAGCACTGAATAAGCCGCCTTATCCATGCCTCTAATATGCTCTTATTGCTAAGTTTTCCGTATGGCGGATTGAGCCATACATTTCCATACCAGGGATGAGTAAATCCGTTCTCAGCTTTTGTATAATACCTCTCAGCTTTTACCGTTTGATTAGCAATCTCACTTGATGCAGGGTCTAAGTCAATGCCACCCATGACATCACGAGCCGCTTCCACATAGCGAGCAGGTGTATACCACTCGTTGCTCTTTGTAGGCATCGCTATCACGTTGTCAGGCTTGGCAAATGCAATCATTCTATCCATCCTCCCTCATGAGACATAGCCCACTCGAATATCTCTACAGGCTTTTTCGCTTCTTCCTCAGCTTGCCTTTTCTCTTCTTCTGTTGGCTGTGTGAGATCGAACACGCCTGGTCGCCTCTGGAATAATTGTTCCATTGCGCCGCTACCGGCATCCACCGGGTCATCATGCACCTTTGGCGATGGGAATGGCTCTAAGAAGTTGAGATAGCCATGATTCCACCACGCTTTGAGCAGTGCCACATTCCCGGCTTCAGCTTGCGAACTAAATGTATTTGCTCGTACTTCTTTCGAGCCAGTCGATCTGATGCCATGCGCCGAGAAGCCCTCAAGCACTCTCGTCTTGAATGAGAACGTGTTAAACTTGCCTGCGCTGCCCGGCTCTTCTTCAAAGAAAACCTCACACTCTCTGCCGTCTTGCTCTGCTATAGCACGCACCTTCTCCTCAACTTTGCCGGGTGAGAGTCTATCCCACGTCGCATCAAGAATGATATAGCGTGGATACGCGCCAATCTTGCGGCGTGCTAGTTTTACCGATGCCGTATAGTCAGGGCCATCACGCTGGCTATTTGCTGGTACTTCCTCAGTCGCGGCAAAGTCCCACCAGCGCACAATCTTCTCTATGTCATCGGGTATGGAATCGAGAAGAGGGAACCAATGCTTTTTGAACTTATTGCCTCCCTCGACTCGAATACGCCAGTTCTTGTGCAAGAGCCGTTCACGTTCAACGAGCGGTAACGCATTGAGGTTTGCAAGATAGCCAGGGTCTTTCTCAAGCAGGATAGGATTGTCGTAGATATCGGCTTCGATGAACGTTACCGACTTGGCATAGGGGTATTGCTCGTTGGGGTAATTGCCATCTTTAGGAAGCCATACCAACTCATCGCCATCGATCACAAACCAGCGGATTTCACCTGACTCGGCTCTCTCTTCAATAGGCCAGTCCTCATGCACCCAGGGGGCAAGAAAGATTTTCACCCAGGAGTCAGCATCAGGGTTGCAGGTAGCGCGCATGTAGGGCTTCACTCCACAGGTCGAGCGGTTACGAGAGAGCATATAGAAAAACTGTGCTTTGGTAAAGAGGGTGAGTTCATCGAAGCCGATCAGCGGAATTTGTGAGCCTTGCCAGGAATACATATCCTTGCCGTATTGCATATGAGCAAAACGAACGGTCGCGCCTGATGGGAAGGTCCAGTGTGGCGGGTCTTCTGAGGATTTGCCACCAAGCAGGGGATACATGTTCATCGACTCACCCCACAGCCCGCCCTCGTTCATGATCTCAGGATACGTGCGGCGAAAGATCACCGCGCCGTATTCAGGATTGTCGATGTGGCGCAAGGCTTCGAGGAGTAATCCGTATGATTTGCTCAGCCGCCTCCGGCTGCACCTCCGTAAACACAAATATCGGCTGAAGTGCTTAGAAACAGAGTTTGCGGTCCTGGTTGCGGTTCAATAACGATTTCTGTTTGCTTAGTTGTAGCAGTTGGCATATGGCATCACCCCCTTTCGTTGCGACCATTGTCTGGAATACGAACCTTGTATATTTCTATTGCCCCGGGTGTCGTGACTTCAAGTGACTGCTTCTCGCGGTACTCGGGCATGAGCATCTTGGCATGGAAGATGAGCAGGGTATCGCTATACTTGCGTACCGTCCTGGTAAGCACGCCCATTTCATAGACTGACTCGTTCCATCCATCATGCCCGCGCCGATAGATTTCAGCACGCAGCACGTCTTTGGCGTCTTCCTTGGCCTGGTTATAGGCAAAGCTGAAATCCTCATCGTGCTCTAACCATTCATAGATAGTGGAGCGTTGGACTTTCGCGGCTTTCGCAGCATGAAGGACATTGGCACGTTTGGCAAAAGACAGAAGGAACTTGTGTTGAGCAACCGCGCGCTCCTCATCGGAGAGTTGCTGTCCTGGGAGTCTTTTTTTATCTGTCCGATTGCTGTCCGATTGCTCACTCATACTTGCTCCTCTCCAAGAACGCAAGCCGAACCTATGTCCCGTTGTTCCCGTGAGTCGTCAAAGATCATCAGGTAGATGCAGGACCGATAGCCGATCAGGACATAGCCATAGGGCTTCAAGCGATACGCTGCAAGGTAGTTGATATCGTCTTCACTCATACTTGCCCTGCCTTCTGTCGTAAGCTGCCTTGAACCACGCGAACGGCTCTCGTGGCTCGGTGTGCCTGGTCGCGTTGCCACAGACGTAAATCCACAGGCCGAGCGCGTACAGGAGTCGTCTCACTCTTCCTCCCATACTTGCACCATGAATGCTTCAAACTCGCTGAATGACATCGTAATGCTTGGCTCAAAGTCATAGTGCCCAATGGCATAAAGAGCCTTGCAAAGATCACGCATAGTAAGTGGGCGATCAAGAGGATCTGGATTTGGGAATGCAATCGGATTGCCAGCCATGTCTACAGGGATAGTGTGATCGCTGAGAGTATTGCTAATGCCAGTCTTGATATGTCGATTTGGCTGTGGAAAGGTGAGCGGCGTCGGTTCTGCGTGCTTGCGGGATGCACGCAGCGGGATGGGTGTCTTCTTGTCGTTCATGCGCTTACTCCTGGTCGTTGAAGCCGGTGATTTGCGCTGAGTCTTCGAGCCAGTGGCGAGCCTCTTGTAGCTTCGTGAGACATAATGCCGCTTCTCTTGCGCCTGGGCCTCTATCCAACATGCCTAATAGATTCCTGGTGCTCTCTGTGCATCGTGTAAGTGTGTCGTCTGCATCAGCCATGCAAATCTTTGCGCGTTCTTCCATTATCACCTCAGAACTTGATATAAGTCACCAGTGGGAAAGGGTTGCAGCCATTTGCCGCAGCACATACGGTATGCGTCCAGGGATAATTGAGCGCGTTGGCATTAGCAACATTCACGACAGGATAGATAGCAGGTTGTGCTGCTCCTGCATTATTGATAAGCGTAACGCGATGTACTACTGTACTTGCGTCGGTATCGTTTCCGCAATGTGGACAAACCATATTCACCCCTCCAATACGGGCTTATAGGACACGAGAGCTTCGCAACTCTCCCAAATCTTCATGTGCCATCCGGCACCATCCAACACAAGGCAGAAGAGATACAAGCCGAGCGATACGTCTTTATGGTGCCAAGATGGCTGGATACGTCGCACCGAAGAGCCACCAGCAATAGAAGAGTATCCACGCTGCAAGGATGACGGCGCAGGCGATGTAGAATGCTCGTTCAAGTCGCGTCATCCTTGCAGACCTCACAGCGTACCTCATCGCTATGCATCAGGCAGAGCATGAGCCGGGCAAAGCCCTCGCTCCATGCGCAGTATTTCAGTGCATCCTGCATCTCAGATGGGTCACCTGCTAAAACGCCTTTGCCATCTACAAGGAGGAAGCGAGTGTGTATTCCATCTTGCAGGCCAGTTGCATCAATCCAGGGCAGGAGTCGAGCGTCACGGTCAGGGGATGTATGTTGCATAGTGCCTCCTCGTGAGTGTCACGTAGCCAGCGAAGAGAGCGAGGAATGTCGCCGCGCTAAAGACAATCCAGGGCCAATCTACGTACACAAAGTAGATCAAGAGCGAGATCAGGATGTAGACGAGCATGCCAGCCATGAAAACTCCATACAAAAAGGCGCACCATAACCATAAATAGGTCATGATACGCCCGAAAATCGATTTTTTACGTTACGTGACGGCGCTCAGTGTTGTTTTTCGTTCAATCGCAATTTGAGTGTGGTAATGGGTCTACACATCCCGCGAAAGATCGCCTTGATATCGCAGAACATGCCGTGCTTGCCAACCTCTTCGTCTAACTGCTTGACCCAGGTTGGTGAAAGATGTTTCAGGTAAATGGCCTGTGTTCTATCGGTATCTTCCTGCTGCATTGGCGACCTCACAAGATTTGTTATGGTAAGTATAACGCATGATGCGAGGATACGCAAGGCATGAAAACACCCTGGCCTCTCGACCAGGGCAAGGCTTGCGGGATGTGGGCTAGTCCCATCGTAGCTTGTGCAGGGCGTCGGCGTATTCGGCACGCTGGTCAGAGTGGACAGCAGTATAATCCTTGTCACAAGGTGCCGCTGGACGACTGAGAATATACCAGAACATCCCACGGTTGCTTGCTCTCCGTTCTACCTCTGTGCAGTAGGTAGCCCAACAGGTGCCCCCTGCTTCGGCCCATGCGCCCATGAGCTTCTTTTGCATGGGAGTCAACACCTCCGCCTGCCCATGAATGAGATAGTGTTCATGGGCATCCGGCCCATCAAAGCCAACCTGATTCCTCGCGGCTTCTAACTCTTCACGTACTTCGGACTTCATGTCGAAGCCCTGAACGAATTCACAAAAAAACATCGTCTCATTCCTTTCTGCCCTCGCGGGCTGCCCTCGCAGGCTGCTACTGTGCTAATCCCAACGCCCATTGTATGCTTCCCATAGATCAAATGCGTCTGCTTGATCTGTACAACGCTTTGCCGCTTTCATCGTGCGTATCCAATCCTTGAACTGAGCTTGACTGAATACGCGCTCAATATGCTTCTCATGCGGATAGCTACAATCGGGATGGATGTGATACGAGGGTTTGCTTCCAAACGGGTCATTTGGGAGAATAGTCTTCGCAGTCGATACTGCGAAGCAGGCTCCGACACTCTTCAAGGCACTGGACATTTGCTCGATGGTCATGAGCGCACCCCCATCACTTCGGGGAGATCGAAGTACAGGCAGTCGAAATCCTGGGTGCGATCTTCATGAAGTTCGTCAAAGAATGCCAGCGCAGTCTCTTCGTCTACTGCCTGAATATCGTAGATTTCCT